ATAAGACCAGGTTGTTGTTTCTTTGGTAAATCTTTGAAAACTGTACAGAATGTTTTAATCATCATTCCTACATCTTTTCTATCTTGTCCTAAATCTCCTGCCAACCAATGTCCTACAAATAAGAAGTTAAAATCTGTATCAACTCCTTCTAAAATAGAAGAAGAAGATTTACCATTGAATATCTCTGTATTTACTCCTTCAAATAAAACCTCAACTGGTTTTGTTAATTTTAATTCTCCGGTTTTTTGTTGTGTGTTTTTATCAACTTGAGTGTAAACAGTTTTTACTAAAGTATCTTTGGTAAACTGAGATGGTGTAATAATTAAATCCATCTGATTACCACCTTGTAAAAAATCTTGAGGTGCTACTGTTGTTTCAACTCCTGCGGTAATTCCAATATTATATTTACCAACTCTTTTAAATTCATTTGCAACTGAAATCTGAATAAAGATATCAGGTTGTCTATCAACTTGGGTTGCTATATTTTGGATTACCTTTTGTCCAAATTCCGATGATGGGTCTAATTGGTCTTGTGGAGTATTACCCCATCTTGTTGGTACAATTTTTATATCGTATCTATCTAACTCAAATAGTGATTTGAGTATATCTCTTGAATGGTCACCATACCCACTTCTTGTTGCAACTGGTGCCTGAAATACTAATAAAGGTTTACTCATCTTCTAATTCTTTTTTTATGTTATCTTCTTCATTTCTCAAACATCTTTGGATTGAGATTTCTGTAAGTTTTGTTATTTCTTCTAATTTTTCTGGTTCGTGGGGGGAATTGAAACACTCGAATCTTGTACTTTCAATTTCATTATCTTGTAGAACCAACACATGATAATCCTCATTCAAATCTTTCATATCATAAATCGCCTTACGAGATACTTGAATTTGTTTAGATTTCCAATGACCAGGGAAACGGATTACGAATATTGGTTTACTCATTATTTAATTTTGTAAACGTTAAACTTATCTTTTGGTTTCCAATTTTCAATTCCTTTTAGGATACCATCTGCCATACATTTATTTTGATTCTTAGCATTTAATCCCATTTCTCCTTGGAATTCTTTTCTACCAACTAATGCACGTTTCTTTCTTTCTTCCTTTGGAATATCATACCAATATCTGATTGATTCTGATACTTCTACTACATCAACTTTATCATCTATGATATAAGGAGTAGGAATTGAACCAACCATAGTTTGTGCTCTTGACCATACTGGTTTCACCCACTCACCATGAGTTACTTTATCTTCCCACTTTCTCCATTCGTGTAAAGAACCAATCTCTGCATAATCATCTGCGGTAAAGTATTTACCATCTAATTTAAAACCACATTGGTCTTGCATTCCACCTGTAACATTTACGATAATGGGTGTTCCAGCCATAACTGATTCTGCAGTTACTAAACCAAATCCTTCGTTACCAGCAATGTTGATTGTACAATCTGATAAGTTGTAAAGATAGTTTAGTTGTTGTTGTGAAATTCTATCCGTTGAAAATTTGATATCACATTCTGGTGCAATCTTTTCTGCAACTGCAATCAAGTCAGTACCATTTTGGTCTTTTGGTGCGGTGTGCATAATCAAACATACCTTATCTTTATCTTCTTCAGGTAATCCATCTCTGAATTGTTTGAATGCCCAAATTACATCTGAAGGTTGTTTACGTTTGATGTTTCTATTCATCCAAAACAGAACGAACTTGTAATCTTTATCACCAAGAACCGATTTTCTAAATTCTTCGGGCACTTCTACTGGTTTGTATAAATCAGAATTGATACCATGAGGAACATAATCTACTTGCCAATCTTCTAAGTTTTTAATTGTTGGAGATTTGATTTGGCCTACTCTTTTTACAATACCATAAGTTTGTTTAGATATACAACCTAACCAATCACAAGATTCATAGTAATCTCTATTGTAATCAGGGTCTGGTAGGTCATCCCAAATATGATAGAATAAGATTGGAATGTTCTGTCTAATTTCAGCTTCAATCTCATATAACCATCTCCAATATCTTGGGTCTGTGAAGTGTAGAATTGCATCAGGTTGGTGTCTCATGATTAGTTCTCTAAGAATATTTGCATCTCCATAACCAGTCCAAGGAATCACTTTAAGAGAAGCATCTTTTACTCCACTAATTTTACGAGCATCTTCACCCAAATCTATTTCTTTTCCTTTATCTGGATGATTAACTGCTGCTCCTAATTGTACCCAATCGAACTTATCAAAGGTTCCGAATACAAATTCTTTTGATACTGTTGCAATACCTGATGACATTCGAAGGTCATCTGAAAGTAATAGTATTTTTTTCTTCGCCATTTATTCTGATTTAAAATTGTGAACCACTAACTTGCAGTTCTTCATAAGTGTTAATTTCGTTTCTAAAATCTTCTTCATTAATGTATTTGTGTACTGAACGATTTACCAATTTTTGTAGTGTGATATTGGAATCAAACGAAATCCTTTTGAATGATGAGTAAATATCTTTTACGATTTTTACTGTTGTCAGTTTTGTGTCTGCCATAACTCTCCGTTTTTAATATATTTTAATATAAATATATACAAATATAAAAAACAGATTATTTCCATACAGAACAAAGTCCTCTCGTTTTAAATTCACACCAATCACATTGTTTACCTTTGTTGGGTAAATATTCTCTTTGAATAAAATTACCACCTTCATCAAAAACTTCATTTACAAAGTTAAGGAATCCATTCCATGCATTGTTTACCGAGGGTTTACCATTTGCAGGAACGAATTTTGAGATTCGTGGTATAGGGTATTCAAAATCTTCTGATATTTTACGTTTTAAAATTTGATATTCTACTTTGATTTTATCTAATGGGATATCGTATTTTTCTGAGTAGAACTTTTTGTATAATAACATCTGAGAGGTTTTTATCTTATCAGCCTTCTGATATTTGTTCCAACCTCTTGTTGATGTTTTTAAGTCAATGATAATGTACTCTTGAGTTGTTTTATCTTTAAGTAAGATATCGATAAAACCAATGAAGTTTACACCAGGTTTTACTTCTGCATTTAGGATTTGTTCGATTGCTACCAACTCGAAACCACTTTTGTGGTAAAGTTTATCTAACTTATTAGTAAAATATTGTAGAATTTTCTTACCATCCTCAAAAAACTCACCTAATTCTTCTTTGGTACATGGATACATACCATCTTCCATCTTTTCAGATTCTTTGGTAAAATGTTCTACAAGTTGTTTGTATAACATTTGCTCTAAGTTGAGTTGAAGTGCTTGTTTCTTGGTAACATTATACATCACATCTAAGAAGTGTTGTATTGTTTCGTGCATCGCACTACCGAAAATTGTGTGAATGTTTGCCGATGATGTTCCCAATTTATCAATGTAGTTCAACTTGTACTGTTCTTGACAGGTTGAATACATACCATATTGAGAGTAACTTACTTTTGCCATTTATCTTTCTTTGTTATACAAAGATACGAAAAAAATAGGAGAAATCCAAATAATTAAACCTTTAATTTTAGTTTAGTAATTTGTTTGGACTCAATTCCATATTTTTCACAAATATATTTGATATTTTCTCTACCTTCTCGTGTGGAGTATAAAATTTCTGTATATTCTTCTGCTTCTTTTTTTGAACATTGAAAGTCTTGTTTTAATAAATCTATTAACCAACTTTCATATTTAGTATCGTTCTTACCTTTGGTATATTTTAAATAGTATTTTCCTTTTGGTAATAGCCCGATAAGAGCAAGGTAAAGTTGTTTAGGCTCTAAAGTTTGTGTATATGGTTGTATTTCAGAAAGTACTTGAATCCAATCTGGATTCATAGAAAGGAATCTATGAATCATATAGTTAGACCATGTTTTTTTATCTCCCTCATCTAATGTTTCCCAATAATTTGGATTTTGTTCTGTTGTAATCGCCTTAATATGGTCAAATAGTGATTTTGCCATCTATTCTTCTTCTAATTTTAATCCTTTTGGTAATAGTTCATTTAAAACTTCACCACAATCCCCACATAGAAATAATTCTACTGGTAACATTTCATCTTTTTGTTTACCTGTAAGTAATCGTGGAACTTTACGAAATGAGAATCCTTGAATGAATATCTCACTACCACATTTTTTACAACCAACTGGTTCTGTTTTTGTGATATCTAAAGGTTGTTCTTCTGTTTGTAGTGGTTGTCCACCTGCTCCAATAATCTGTGCCATAATTTTAATTTTTTATAAAGATACGAAAATAATTTTACATATCCAAATTTTCTAAATATTTTATAATAGACTCTGATACGATTTTATGTCCCTCTTGTGATAAAAAATAACAATTACTCCACCCTAAATCAGAATTAATCCACATTTCTTTTTTATTCAAAAGTTCAGCAAGTGACTGATATTCAGCTCCTTTGTAAAATATAGGTATTATATTATTAGTCAAATCTAAATCAAATTTTTGAATTACTTTATTATAATTTTCATAATCATGTGAAGTCCAAGGCAATAAAATATGATACTTTATTCCAAGTTTGTCTAATTCGCTAAGTTTTTCTTCAAGATATTCATAACTATTTTGTATTAAAAACTTTCTAAAATTTTCAGGTTGGAAAAAGTAAGATTGAAATCTTTCAATCAATTCTAAGTCTAAAATGGTATTACTAAAATGTTTATTGAACTTGGACTCATCTTTTGCAATTTCATCGTTAACGCCAAATTCACCACAGTAGTTGTACCAAGATTCTAAAATCTTTTGGAGTTCAAATAATTTAAATTCAACATCAAATAAATCTTTTAATTTTTCTTTTGAAGTTATATGTTCGTCATGATTTGTTGAACATAAATTTATAATTACATCACCAAACTTATCACTACCATATTTTTCATGAAGTTTTATTACATAATCTATTGATACAATATTATTTTCAGATATTCCATTTGAAAAATATACAGTATCAAAGTAACTTGATACTAAACTAGGATATCTATACTTTTCTCTATGTAAAGGAGCATATCCTGAAAATAATATATCCCCATAATCAAAAAATCTAAAGTCTCCTTTATTAGTTAGTTCTATAAAAGTATCTTTAAATTTTTTGTCGTATAATTCAAGGCCTTCGCCCCAAGTGAGAGAATCTCCCACAAATATAAATGATTTCATATTACATTTTTTTTAAAATTGAAAAATTCACCCAAAACGAAAGTTCTAATTATTTCGTAATTACTTTTTATGTGATGTATATTATCCATATACATCTTTTTAATATCTTCTAAACTCATTTTATTATAATTATCTATTGTTTCTATAAAAAGATTTTGTTTTTCCATAGAGTTAGTATCAAGTAAATCTCCATGCTTAAAACCAAATTCTTTATTAAAAACTTTGAATCCCATATTTTCTAATTCAGAAATAAAATATTTACCACCAAATAAAATTGGCATTGTGCAAGTTAAAAATGATAATACAGTTTTTTCTGTTAACTGATTTGGAGCTTTTAATTCAATCGAACCATAAGTTGATTCCATTACAAAAGAAACATATGAATTAAAATACTCTTTTCTAAGTTGTTCAGTAGAAACAGGATTTATATATCCATCATAATCATATAATATACTTTTTTTGTAATAATTGTTATAAGTAGAACTCCATCTGTTATACCTTAGAACTCCTTCAAACTCTGATTTGTCTATTTTTTTAAAAATAGAATCTCGTATATAACTTTGGTTTCTAACTGAAAGTATTCCTTTACATTCTCTATCATCATTATATAAATCTATTGGGTAGTCAACTTGATTAAAAATTTTGAATTCATTTTCAGTTTCATTTTCAATAGTTTCTCTAATCCCCAAACCTTGCCAATGTAGTAAATTTACAAGAGGATGTAGTCCATATTTTATTTTTGATGATGTTGCCATAGATATTCTAACATCGTTTTGTTTATTTTCATAAATCTCATCAATTATTCTGTCTAATAAATAATCAGATTTATTATCAAAAATTTCATGGTCAGATGTTAGAAGTAGTTCTTTTTCAGTTCTTATAGATACAATGATTTCTTCAATATTATTTTCATATTCACCAAAAGGAATAACTTGAATACGTTTTTTAAAGTTTCTTAAATAAAATGAAAGGTCATCTTCAAATTCACTAAAATGTAATTGTATAAAATTCATATTACATAAATATTTTTTTCAATTGAATAAGAAATTTCTTTGTAGTTTCTAAGTATCTCATCTCCTTTATTTATAGTATTTATACAATTACCATACATATCTATATTTGGATTTTCTGAATGATTTACAAAATGCTTCCATGGACATAAAAAATGAGAATTAGATATTAAGTAAACACTAGCAGTATTATTTACAATTTTGAAATATTTTCTTAAAATCTTATTTATAAAATAACTATTTTTTATTAAATATAAATCTACATCATAGTATCCACTGTCACCCTCCCAATGTGGAAAAACATTAGTACCTATTGAAATATTTTCAAAAGCAAATGTACCAATACCGTGGATTTTACTTGGTAATAACTCTGTTTTAATAGTATTCAAATAATCAGATACAATATTCACTATAATAACTTTAATATATCTTTTACTGTTTTAGGTCCTACCTTTATAGTATGATATGGAGTATTTGTTTCATCCAATACTTGTTTACATAAAGTATCGATTGCAATTGATTCTTCTAAATTTTGATATCTTTCTTTTTCATTATGGTTTCCTTCAGTTCTTTCTAAAAGAATATTAATGCTATCATATTTTTTGTGTAAATCAATTACAAAATTATGAAAAGGTTCTCCATAAAATTCTGCAGGATATCCTTCTGTATAATATCTATGATAAATAGTAGAAAATAAAATTGGTGAATCAATTACTATATAATCTACCTTACCATAACATTCTGCGATTCCTCTATGTTGGTTTGCGAATACATAGAGTTGGTCTGATATCGCTGGTATATTTTTATCCCATGCCAATCTCTTTGGAAACTCGTATGGGTTATTACAACTTATATGTTTCTTTTTTAATTTGTAGGTGATTCCTGCAGCAATGGATGATTTTCCTATTCCCGGTCCACCAAATAAATTAATTAGTTTGCTCATCCCCAAATATCTCGTTTAAAAGGTTACCTAATCGTTTACCTGCCTGATACAACCTTTTTTCTAAAATAGGTTGATATTGATATACATAATCATAAGATAAATATGAGTTTGGGGGAGTATTTTTGTAAATATCTCTTGCATACCAATGAGATTCGAATGTCCAATCTAAAACATTCTTTTGTTGTATTTCTTTTTTTCTAAATTTATTTTCTAAGTGATTTGACCATTCTGTAAAGGACATCTTAAAATCATCAATAAGATTAGAATCCCATAGAACATGGAGGTTTGTATTTGTTTCACTACCTTTTCTACCTTTAAACTTTAGAGGAATCTTACTACCACCATAATCTTCGTATCTACCTGTGTGCATTGGTTGGTGTAAATCACCTACTAAGTGTACCAAGTATTTCAGATAAAACTTTTTCATTTCTTTATCTGCAAAAGGTGATTTAAGAACAGCAGTTGCTGTTTCTATTGCTTTTACTATATTATCACCATCATGTGTAATTTCTGGATATTCTTTATCAAGAGGTAAATTAACATAATGCCATTTATCCCATTCTTTAAAATTAACATTACTTCTCATTTCATCTGGCCATGTTGAAACCGAAGATAAAGATTCACCATCTAAGATATCATATACGATTTCTTTAACCTCATCAGTTAGTTGTCTTTCTGCAATTTCACCAACGATTCGGTGTCCTGTCTTACCCCAATCGTTTGCAAAAACTGTATTGCAAGTTACAAAAAGGAAAATAAATAGTAGAATTGGAAATAAATAAATTTTTAATCCATAGTAAATTGGTTGAAATAACTTTTTCATAGTAAACTTGTTATAAGTGCGTATAAATAACCTGTAAATCCTACTGCATTTAGTAGAGAGAGGTTGTATTGTTTTGTTTTTTGTGTTTGGACTGTTATAAGGATTAGTCCTAACATCATTCCCACCTTTCCTACCCAAGAATCAATAACAAAGGGAGATAACATCATTAGTGTAGTACCGAAGTAAATTACACCATACTTGTAGAGTTTTTCGTTCATAACATTTGTTGAGTTTATAATAAAAAAAGGGGGAGTTTCCTCCCCCTAAATTTTATATTTTTAGAATCTGTACTTTAGAGAAGCATTCCAAGTTCTTCCAAATCCGAACCATACTGAGTTTCTAACATCAATACCATTCCAAGTTGTAGAAGTTGAAGTTGCGTGAATGTTAGAGTTAGATTCTGCAATATATGTAGTATCTAACAAGTTGTTAACATTCGCTCTAAAAGATAATCCTTTTCCAATTTGTAGAGTTGCACCTAAATCAAGTAATCCATAAGAAGGAAGTTCAAGTGCTCCATCGTTATCTGCTTGTGTGAAAGCTGAATCAGTAATTGAATAATCAGCATACAATCCATCTACGAATCTGTATCCTAAATCTAAGTTCAATTTACCTAATCTATAATCAACTTCACCATATGCTACGAATTGTGCAGCATCACCAACTTTTGCATCTTTGGTATATAATGTACCAGTACCGATTGATTGTTGGTTTTCATCAAATAATTCTGCTTCGAAATCTTTAGTATATCTCCAATCACCGATTGATAACATACCTTTAAGAGTTAATCTTTGAGATGCTCTTAATTTACCTTCAACTTCGATACCATTGTGTACTACATCAATATCTCTAAACTGAGCGAATCCATCAACACCTTGTTGGTTTGATAAACTTCTTGTAACAAATCTGTTACCCCAAGTTGTAGAGTAAAGGTTTACATTCAAATCAAGTTTTCTTGAAGTGTATCCATATCCTAATTCTACTGAACGAATTTCTTCGTTTTGCAAATCATCATTAATGTTGTTTGCATAGTTAGGGAATACTGCATCAAAGTTAGGTTGTCTTGAAATGAAACCTGTATTGAAGAATACATTTGATTTTTCATTAAAGTTGTAGTTTGCACCACCTTTAATATAACCACCACCTACATTAGCTGTTTCTGATGTTGGGTTTGATGGTTGGTCAAAGTAATCGATTCTTTGGAATGCTTGATTAGAAAGACCTGCTTGTAATACAGCAGTTAGTTTTTCATCATCATTGTATTCGATTAAACCATTAACACCTTGCCATCCAACTTTACCAATGTTGTAGTAATCAATTTTAGGACCTCTGATTCCAGTATCTTGGAATGGAGATGCCTCTACAAGAGTTTCAATGATTTGACCACCTGAGTTTTTGTTACCAGTTGAGTAGTACCCATCTAGTCCCATTAAATCATTAAGAACTCTGTAATGATAACCTGTGTAATCTCTCAAATCGATACCGATTGAGTATTTGAATTTACCACTATTGATTTCTAAGTTAGAAATTGCTCCAACCCAGTCATGAGAGTTCATAGATGCTCTTCTGATAAGTGATGCTCTGTTTACACCATCTTCTCTGAATCCATTTGAACCAATCAATCCACCTGCAAAGTTTCCAATACCACCAGTATAAGGTGAAGTACTTGCTCTGTTCTCAGCAACTAATGCATCAAAATCAATGAATCCATCTGCAGTTCTAGCTCCTCTACCTCCTTCAAGGTAGTGTTCTGTAAGGTCTTTTCTAAATGGTAAAACATCTAAAGTAGAATTACGATAGTTGTTCCCACGAGGACCTGTTCCTCCACCTCTACCAGCTGAACCATAAAGTGAAGTTGCTAACTTTACATTATCTGAAATATCCCAATCCCAGTTAAGAGTTGCAAGTGGTTTGTTGTAGAAGTTTCTTCTTAATGAATACTCTTCACCATTTAAAATACCACCATTGGAATTCCATCTTCTGTCAATACCATCTTCACCAAAGTTTTGGTAATCTCTAATAGATACCCAAACATCTCTTTGGTGGTGCCATTGACCTGCTCCTAAAATAGAAAGGTTCACCGCGTGATTTGAATCTTCTGGTGAATACCCTAATGCAAAGAAATAAGTTGTTCCAGCACCAGAAGTGTTGTAAATATAACCATCTCCTTGCCATTTAGAAAGTAAAATAGATGTTGCCCATCCATTTTCGTTCTTACCTGTGTTGTAAGCAACTGTGGTTTTAAGGAATCCATCGTTACCTGCAACTTGTGCAATTGAGCCACCTTCTTCTTTTTCTGCAGCTTTTGTGAAGATTGATACAGTTCCACCTACTGATGGTACAGCCAATCTTGATGCTCCAAGTCCTCTTTGAATCTGAATACCTGATGCAACATCAGTTAATCCAGCCCAATTTGACCAGTACACCCATCCATTTTCCATATCGTTGACAGGTTGTCCGTTAATTAGGAAAGATGTGTTTCTTTGGTCAAAACCTCTTAAAGAGATTCTTGAATCACCATAACCACCACCTTGTTTAGTAGCGTAGACACCAGGTGTCTTATTCATAATTTCAGGGAATTCTTGGTTCCCCACTTTTAAAGCAATCTCGGTTGCTCCAATCGTTGTTACTGCAACGGGTGTTTCTCTGACTTTCGCCACATCAATCACTCCAGAAGTAACCACGATTTCATCTAGTTCAGTTGCCGAAGCCAAAAGTTCTACAACAATTCCATCTGCTGCAGTTACCTCTTGAGTTTGGAATCCAATG